GGCTTTTTACTGCAGAAGTTGATGATAGTACTGGTGAAATGCTTGAGCCATATATTCGCAAAGCTTCACCTGTTAAGACAATTAGATACTATCCATCAAAGCGATTGTTTGTTGTGTATATAAATAACATTATTACAGAACTTATTTTCGTGATGACTTGCTGGTCAGATGATTATAAAGCATACGTTATTTTCAACAATATTGCAACATCATTTAAGGAGTGTTATCACGGACGTCCAAATATTACTCCAATTGCTTGTAATATTGATTTCTCAAATTATATCCGAGATAATGGCTTGGCGGTTAATATCTAAGTAAAAGGATTGATTATATATGTCAAAATTTTTGGCATTTATAAATACCAAAAATTATAATGGTATATATATAAATAACTTTAAAAACGTCCTGCAGCAAAGTTAAATACATCTTTCCAATTTTTAATTATGTAAACTTTATTATTGTAGATAATAGTATTAAAGTCATTTAAATTACTATAATCAATCAAATCATTAAATTCTTCATAATTTTGCAACAGATGTTTAATATTAGTGCTGTTAAATTCAATTTGTTTAAAATATTCATCAAAATTTTTATTTTGAATAAAACAACTTATAAAAGTTTCAAATTCAACTGCAATAACTGTATATGTAGCAGTCCTATTTATCAAATAATATTTTTGTGCATCATATTTTTGATATAAACAACCCTCCATTATGCCTTATATATCAAAAATAAGATAATTTTCATTTTTTTATATTTTTACTATATTATTAAAAATTATTAAAAATATTATTAATATTAATATTAATAATATTTGAAATAAAATTTTATTTTTATTATTATTTTTATTAATAAAAGTTTCTATAGATAATATTTTAGCATTTGAATAAAAACTTTTTAATGTTCTCATATTTCCTAATCCATATCTTTCATTTTCATTATTTTCATCTAATGATAATAAACGTTTTACTTTTAATTCTGCATTATTTGGATTATATGTTTTATTATTATCGATAAAATATTTAGGTTTATCTTTTCTAATATATTCATGATATATAATATTTTCTTTTGGTGTAAATACATCCCATCCATTTGTATAAAATTTAACAGATGTTAATATTTCTTCACCTTCAAATAAATCATCTAATGTTGGATCAAATGGTATCTCATTTAAAAATTTTGATTCACAAAAAAACATTCCCGCACTCATAAAATATGAAAGTTTATAATCATTATTAGTATTCGTATATATAGCAGCACTTAATTTTAATATACCATTTTTATTATATTCAGCACTAAATATATGTGGTATTTCATCTGTTTTATCATTAATTTTTTCTATATCAATTGGATAATGACTTAATACAGGTTTTAATGATAGTTTTCTATTTTTAATTTCTTTAATCATATTTATTAATTTTTCATCCCAATCTTTTATAAATGTTGAATGACTATCAATTTGTAAATAATATTCCTCACCATTCCATAATCCTGAACATAAATATCTTGCAAATGTTGGTCCTTTTGCCTCAAAATAAGGTATCCTAATAATATTTATATTACAATCCCATTCATTATTAATTAAACAATCATTATCAATATCATAATTATTTTGTTGGCAAATACCTACATAACAATTATTCTTATTTTTAGCATTATCAAATAATGATTTTAATGTTTTTTTACATTCATCATCTCTATAACTTGCAATAGAAACAAAAATAGTATTTTCTTTAATATTAATATTTCTAACTTTGTTTAACATTCTTATTTATTATAAAAAAAATAATTCTTAAAATGTCATATAAAAATCTTCATCTGCAATATCACCCCAATTAGAAATTGGTTCAGATTTAATCTCGGATTTAATTTCAGATTTAATCTCAGATTTAACAACAATATCAACCCACGATTTAACAAATGGTGATGTTTTTATTATTTCTTTAATTTCTGGTTCATCATCATTTAATGTTAAATATAAATTTTGAGTAGACAATTTTACATCTAATTTTTTATCAGCTAATTTAGGTGTAGCATTTTCACTTGATTTTGATGGACATATTTTATTAAATCTATAAGATACAATTAATTTTTCACGATTTGCGAATGATAAACGATGTCTAAAACCACATTTTTCTTTATCACATAATTGTCCAAATGTGCAATTTTTTTTTCGCATTTCAGCATTAGGTTCATCTTTCATCTTATTAGAGAGTTCATCATAAAATTGTTTAACTATTTTTCTATCTTTATAATTAATATAATGTTTATAAGAGCAATCAGAATCAACACAAACACAATTTAAATTGCAAGTGATAGAAATCATTTGTTTTTGTATATTTTTCATATAATTTAAATATCATTTTTTTATAAAAAATAACTTCAAAAAAAAAATTAAATAATATATGGTTTATTTGCATTAATAATAAAATCTTTTGAACCTATTTCTGTTTTAAATGTATTATTTGGTCCATAATTTACTAATATTCTTATTAACTCTTTATCTAAAGATGGAAATTGTTTAATATTAGTACTGGTTATATATTCATTTTTTAATAATTCATCATATAAAAATGTAATAAATGTATTAACATCTGATGAAAACATATATTTATTACTAATATGACCATCGCTTTCTTTATGTCTATATCCACTTCTAATTATCTTCATATAATCAATAATTAAAAGAGTATTAGGATCACCAGTACCATATTTATTATTATTTATTAATTTACTATTTGAAAAAGGTTGAATTAAACCAAAATCCCATATCACCCATAAAAATCCTATATTTTCTAAATAAAAATCTTTACCATAAAGATTATAATGATAATATCCACCAGGTGTTGTTTTGTGATATAAAAAATTACCATTATGTGAATCACGATGATAAGCATTAATATATTTATGAAAAAACATTAATGATAATATTACTTGAACTAATGAATTCCAAATAAATATATCATCTCTATGATATAATTTTATAAAATATTCAAGATCATTTTCAGCTAATTCATTTAAAGTAATTAGTAAATTTTGCTTATTTTGAATATTTTTAGGCATATTATCTAATAGTGATTTAAATGATGATGAATTTTGTCTTATAAATGATGGTGATCTATCACTTAAATATACACTACTTAATTCTCTAATATTTTGTTTAGTACATTCTAATTTTCCAAAAGACATTGGAAAATGAGGACATTCTTGTTTAATAACACAATTTGTTAAATCTTTTAATACAGTATATTCATTTATATTACGACTATCTAATCCATTATTAATTTTTGTAGCAAATGTAAATAATTTTCCAAATTTTTTATTAGTTAATCTATAATGTGATAAAAATACAGAACCATATTTACTATCTGAACCAATTTGTTTATCTAATATTATACGATTACCAATTCTATAAATTGGATAACTATCAATATATTTATATAATCTTAAACAATTATCATTATATTTTTTTCTTGATTCAATATATTTATTTAAAATTTTATAATATCTAATTCTATATTGAATATTTGACATTCTATTGATTTGCATTAAAGGTAATATAAATTTACCTATATTTTTTTTGTTTTCAGAACTATTAATTAACATTTTGTTTTTTTTTATTAAAGCTTTAACTTTATTTTTAACTTCTTTATTTTTAATTTGAATATTTAATATATCATCATCTATATTACTTGATGTTATAGTTCTAATTTTAGGTGTTGATTTAGTTGATGAAGATAATTTTAAATTTGATTTATTAGATAAAGATGATACTGATGATGGTGTTGTAATACTGCTATAAGATGATGATGATTTTCTTTTTAAAATTGGTTGAGTATTTTCTGATTGAAATGATTTAAAAGATTTATCACTACTATTACTTTTACTTAAATTAAATGTAGAACTAGATAATCTGGTTTTTAAACTTGGAGTAGATAATGCAAATATTGATGAACTTGTTGGTTTTTTAACAATTGATTCAGATAATGCAAATATTGATGAACTTGTTGGTCTTTTAACAATTATTTCTGGTAATAGTATTTTACGCGGTCTTCCTCTTGTTTTCTTAGGTTCTTTAGGTTCTTTTACTGTTTTTTTAGGTTCTTTTACTGTTTTTTTAGGTTCTTTTACTGTTTTTTTAGGTTCTTTTACTGTTTTTTTAGGTTCTTTTACTGTTTTTTTAGGTTCTTTAGGTTTTTTAGGTTCTTTTACTGTTTTTTTAGGTTCTTTTGGTTCTTTTGGTTCTTTAATTTTCTTAGGTCTTCCAACTTTTTTAGGACCTTCTATTATTAATTTTTTCATTTTTTCTTCATTATTACGTAAATATTCTTTATAATAATCACATGATTTATATGAGGCATATTCTTTATTAGCATTATAATTATTAATACATTTAGAAAATGGTATATTATTTCTTGAACAATGTGATTTATATTGTATATATGGATTAGGTTTTATACATTTTTGTCTTGCAATTGAATATTCGCATATAGGAGGTTTACATTTTTTTTCATATTGCATATTTATTCTATATAATATAAGGTTTTTTATTTATAATATTCTCAGGTTTTATAGTTGTAAAAGTTGAAATATTATCACACATAACTTTTAATAATTCTTTATTTAAATTTGATAATGATAATATATTAGTTGTATTAGAATATTTATTTAATATCTTAATAATATATGTTAAATATTTAATAACTATTGGATTAAAATTATATGAATGTTCTAAAATTTTAGCAATAGGTTTAATATAATCAGTGCAAATATTTATTGATTTTTTATATTTACCAAATTTATCATTATTTATTACTTTACTATTTGAAAAAGGTTGTATTAAACCAAAATCCCATATAACCCATAAAAAGCCAATATTTTTTAAATAATAATCTTTACCATAAATGTTATAATGAAAATAACCATCTGATTTAATTTTATGATAAAGAAAATTACCAGCGTGAGCATCATTATGAAATGCATTAATATATTTATGAAAAAACATAATAGAAATATATATTTGAGCAATTGAATTTAATAAATATTCATAATTATTACGATAATAAACTCTATATTTATTAAAATCACCTGATGCTAATTCATTAATTTGATAATATAGAGAATTATTATCATTTATTAATTTTGGATAATTTTTTGTTTTATTAATTTCAGTTTCTTTTATTTTATTTAAAATTGGAATTTCATAATTACTTCTAATATTTTTATTATCGCATTTTATTAATCCATATGTAATAGGAAAATGAGGACATTTAAATAATATAACTTGTTTTGTTAGCTCAGTAAGAACATTATATTCAATTTCATTATTAATTGAATAATTAATAATTTTAATTGCAAATTTATTTAATTTATTTAAATTATTTTGATTATTAATATCTTTTTCATAATGTGCTAAAAAAACAATACCATAAGCACTTTTAGATCCAATTTGATTATCTAATATTATATGATTACCTAATCTATAAATAGGTAAATTAGTAGTTTTATCATATTTATATAATCTCATACAAATATTTTTATGTTTTTTATTAATTGATGTAATATATTTTCTAATTATTAAAAAAAAATTTATGCGATCAATAATATTAGCTGAAACTCTTTTTATAAACGGTGTAAAAATCTTTTGTATTTTATTTGCTGCATTATTTTTATTTAAAGAACATTTTTTTAATAAATTTTTATATATAGTCCCTGTTTCTTTAATTTTTCTCAATGTTTCTGGATTAATATTTTTATTGTTAAGCCATATCTCACATATATTTTTTGAATTTTTATTTAAAATTTTAGTACATTTAGATTTTAAACTCTTATAAATTGCACCAGTTTCTTTAATTTTTCTTAAACTTGTAGGATTTTTATTTTTATTTTCTAGCCATTTTTCACATAATTCTTTTGTTAATAACTTATTTTTTTGCATTATTATCTCTAATATTATATAATAAGTATTTATTTAATTATATAAGGGTTTTTATTAATTATTTGCGATGGTTTAATATTTGTAAAAGATGGAATATTATAAAGAAAAACATTTAATAATTTTTGATTTAATTCTTGTAATTTTGTATTATCAGATATATAATATAATTTAATTTCATTATCTAATAATTTTATAATATTATATTCATTTGAAGATATATATTTTTTATAATAATTAATTACATTAATTATTTTATCATAATCACAATTTATAAATGTATTTAATATAGTATTTCCTATTTTCTTCTTTTTTGTAAAATGAGTTGCAAATCCAAAATCCCATACTACCCATAAATAACCTATATTTTCTAAATAATAATCCTTACCATAAATATTATAATGAAAATAACCACCTGGTTTAATCTTATGATAAAGAAAATTACCAAAATGACTATCATTATGATATGAATTTGTATAATAATAGAAAAACATCATTGATAAATAAACTTGTGTAATAATATTAAGAAAATCAGATTTAACAGGTTGTAATAATAAACTATGTAAATCACCAGATGCTAATTCATTTATTTGTATTAATATTGATTTATTTTTATTTATAATTTCTGGAAAATAATGTCTTTTTTTATGTTTATCTTTTACTATAGAATAATCATCTGGATTATCACTTTTATGCCGTAAATTATTACATCTCAATGAACCATATGATATTGGAAAATGAGGACATTTTAATTCTATAACTGCTTTTGTTAATGTTTCTAAAATTTTAATTTCTTTTTGATTATCTTTTGATTGATCAGTAATTTTAACAGCAAATTTATTTAATTTATCAAATTTTGTTCCATATTTTATATTTGATTTAAAATGTGATAAAAATACTATTCCATATACACTTCGTGTTCCAATTTGTTTATCTAATATTATTTTATTACCAATTCTATAAATTGGTCTATTTGTTTTTGCATCTATATTATATAATCTCAAACAATTATTTGCTTCTTTTATTGATAATAAATATTTTTTAATTATTATAAAATAATTAACGCGATCAATAATATTAGCTGTAATTCGTTTAATATATGGCATAAATAATTTATGTATTTTTTTTATTGCATTCTTTTTTTTAGTTTCTGATTTTTCTAAACTTTTTGATGATAATATTGATTTATTTTTTTGATTTAAGGGACATTTTTTAACTAATTTATTATATATAGTTCCATTTTCTTTAATTTTGCGTTTTGTTTCTGGATTAATAGTTTTATCTAAAAGCCATTTATCGCAAATTTCTTTTTGAGTTAATTTTTCTTTTAAAATACATTTTTTTGATAATTTATTATATATAGGTCCATTTTCTTTTATTTTGCGTTTTGTTTCTGGATTAATAGTTTTATTTAAAAGCCATTTATCACATACTTCTTTTTGAGTTAATTTATTCATTTTCTCTAATTATATAATAAGTTTTTATTACTTAGTATATCCAAATGTCATATAAGTAAGCATATTTTTAAAATATGATGGTTTTATTGAAGATTTACTTCCGATTGTATAAGGTGTTTTATTAATAATATTTGATGGTTTTATAGATGTAAATGATATAACATTTTTAATTAGATGACTTAAGAGTTCTTTATTAATATTTCTCAATAATTTATAATCTTTTATTTTATTGTATCTATAAATTATATTTGCTAATTGGTGTCTCAATACGCTATCATCAGATGTTAATATATGATCATAATTTTGTATTGCATCTAATATATAATCATAATCAAAATTTATTCTATAATCATAATTAGTTGGTCCATATTTATTATTTTCAGTAAATGGTTTAATTAATCCAAAATCCCATATTACCCATAAATATCCTTGATTTTCCAAATAATAGTCTTCACCATAAATATTATAATGAAAATATCCACCTGGTTTAACTATATGATAAAGAAAATTACCTGCATGAAGGTCTGTATGATATGATTTTGTAAAATCATTAAAAAACATAATTGATAATATTAATTGCACAATTGTATTTGATATATTTTTATTTTTATTTGAATTTAAATAATTGTCTAAATCACCTGCAGCTAATTCATTTATTTGTATTAATAATGATTTATTTTTATTTACCAATTTTGGAAATAATTTTTTCTTATTATGTTTATCTTTAACTATTGAATAATCATCTAAATTATCACTTTTTGCACGCGAGTTATTACATCTTAAATGACCATATGAAATAGGAAAATGCGGACATTTAAAATCAATAACTTGTTTTGTTAAATCTTCAAGAACTTTAACCTCATTTTTATTTTCTTTAGTTTGATTTGTTATTTTAACTGCAAATTTATTTAATCTATCAAATTTAGTTCCATATTTAATATTTGTTTTAAAATGTGATAAAAATACAATTCCAAATACACTATCTGAACCAATTTGTTTATCTAATATAATTCTATTTCCAACTCTATATATTGGTTTCTTAGTCTTTTCATCTATATTATATAATCTAACACAATTTTTTGTTTCTTTTATAGATAACATGTATTTTTTCATTATTGTAAAATAATTAACACGATCAATAATATTTATAGATATCCTCTTAACATATGGAATAAATAATTTATGTATTTTCTTAATTGCATTTATTTTCTTTTCTTCTGAATTTGATTTAACTTCTTTTTTTTCTTTTTGATTTAAGGAACATAATTTTTCAAGTTTCTTATATACTTCGCCATTTTCTTTAATTTTACGTTTTGTTTCTGGATTAATAGTTTTATCTAAAAGCCATTTATCACAAATTTCTTTTTCTTTTTTATTTAAGGAACATTTTTTTAATAATTTCTTATATACTTCGCCATTTTCTTTAATTTTACGTTTTGTTTCTGGATTAATAGTTTTATCTAAAATCCATTTATCACAAATTTCTTTTTCTGTTAATTTTTTATTTTTTAACATTTAATATTCTCTAAATATTAAACAGATAATAATGAAAAAATATGTTTTTATTATTGATTTGGATAGTACAATAATAGGAGATTGCAGTTATCAATTACAATTATATAATATTTCTAAAATAATGAATAATAGCAAACAATTAATAAATATTAATAAAATATTATCACAATATTATAATGAAAAATCAAAATTAGTTCGTCCTTATTTCATATATTTTATAAATAAAATGCGCGAATTATATAAAAATGATGTATATTTTTATGTATATACTGCATCTAGTAAAGATTGGGCAAATATACAAATAAAATTAATAGAAAAAGAAAATAATATTAAATTAAATAGACCTATTTTCACAAGAGAAGAATGTAAAGAATTTAAAAATAAAAAATTACAATCTTATACAAAATCTATTGATCCTTTATTGAATAAAATTAAACCAAAAAATCCTGAAATTATTATTATTGATGATAGTGATGTATATACTGATTTTAAACACGTTCAAATACAATGCAAACCTTACAATTATACATCATTTTGCGAAATTTATCAAGAATTACCTGATAAAATGCAAAATGATCTAGGAAGAGGAATGATATGTCCATATAATAAAGATAATTGTAGCATTACAAATAAAATGAAATTATATAAATGGTTATATAAGAAATGTAAAGAAGTTAATAAAAATAATAAGAAATATTTATTAGATAAATTTTGGCTTAATTTAGCAAAAGTTATAGATGCAAATAAAATTACTGATTTTAACAGTAATGTAATAAAACAATTAACTTTAATTGCAAATAATTAAAGATTTTTAATACCCATAACTAATATATTTATTACAATAATTACTGTTATAAATATAAAATAACCAATAAAATGGACCAGCAAATAATGCCATAACTAATCCAGCTATTTTATCTCCAAATGATGAATTATAAAATAAACATATAAACGAAGCTATAAATGCCGCAAATCCAGATATTATCCAAATTAAAATAAATAACGATATCCATATTGCATAAAATGAACTATTTACAATACTATATATTGAAAAAATTAATGGCGCTCTTACTTCACCTACAACTGATTTTAACATATCATATTCACTATAAGTATAAGTTTCTTCTGGTGTTTCCTCAAATTTTAATTGAATTGGTGCTAGTGTAGTAGTACTCATATTATTAATAATCTATATATTAATAATATATTAATAATAATATTGATTAGAGTTGCAATAATTAATATTATAAACATAATATATCCAATAAAATGGACCAGCTATAATACTAAAAACTACACCTAATATTTTATCTTTTATTGGTGAATTATAACCTAAACACATCATACTTGCAATGAAAGCAATAATACCTCCTATAATCCATATTAATAAAAATATTAAAATTATAAATGATAATATTGTATCTGCTTTTTCAATTTTTTGTTCTTTTGTCGCCATCTATAATATATAAATATTTATTTATTTAATTGAATATGATAATAAACACACATTAAAAATGTATCACATAAATCATCTTTTTTTTTATGAGAATTTATTATTCTTAAAATCTCATCATTTTTATATACAGTTTTTAATAAATGTGATGCATAATAAATAGCATCTAATTTATTTTGTTTATATTTATTTGATAATACAATATCACTATATTTATCCATTATTTTTAATTTATGTTTAGGTGATACATAAATAGTATCAATATCTATATTTAAATGCTTACCAATTAATTTAAAATATGTATTTATACAAGTTTGAATTGTTCGCATTATAGAAGTCATTTGACATTCAATTAATATTATTAATTTATCTGTTGTATTTTCAAGATTTAATTTAATCATTAAATCATCTAAAAATTCAATTGTATTATCAATAATATTCTGAATATTATTTTTATTGCAATTTAAATCAATCTTATCAATAGCTTTTATTATTAAGTCATTATTATTATCATTATCATTATCATTATCATTATCATTATCATTAATAATAGCAAAACAATATGCCATATTTTTAATGCCAATATCGAAAGATAATAATTGTTTCATAATAATATATATAATATATGAAAACTTTATTTATATTTAGAAGAGATTTGCGAACATATGATAATACTGCATTAAATATGGTTAAAAATAAATATCCAAAATCAGAAATATTACCTATATTTATATTTAACAAAAAACAAATAGATGAAAATGAAAATAAATATTATTCTAAAAATGCAGCACAATTTTTATTTGAAAGTTTAGATGAATTAGATTTTATGAATTATTATTATACAGATAATGAAATTAATATTTTAGATCAATTATATAAAAAATTTAAGTTTGATGTTATTTCTTATAATAAAGATTATACACCATACGCAAAAAAAAGAGATAATGAAATTAATTTATGGGCTAGAAATAAAAAAATAGAAATTATTACAGCAGAAGATTATACTTTACATAATATTGGAGAAATAATGAAAGATAATAAAGAACCTTATTTAAAATTTACACCATTTTATAAAAAAAGTATTTTAAAAAAACCAAGATCATTGATAACAAATAAAACTTTTAATTTTATTAAAGATGATAAATCATTATTATTATCTTCTCTTAATTCTATAAGACCAACAGTAAATAAATTTATTTTAGTTAATGGAGGTAGAAAAAATGCATTAATTATATTACAAAAACTTAAATCTGGTAAATTTAATAATTATGATAATGAAAGAGATTATCCATTTTTAGATAAAACAACTAAATTAAGTGCATATATTAAATTTGGCTGTTTAAGTATTCGAGAAATATATTATATATTACCTATAACACATGGAATAATTAGAGAATTATATTGGCACGATTTTTATGCAATAATAACAAATTATTTTCCATATGTATTAAATGGACAATCTTTTATTAAAAAATATCAAAATATTAAATGGAATAATAATAATGATTTATTAGAAAAATGGAAAAATGGATTAACAGGTTTTCCGTTAATAGATGCTGCTATGAGACAATTAAAAATATCTGGATGGATGCATAATAGATGTCGAATGGTTGTTGCATCATTCTTAGTTAAAAATTTATTAATTGATTGGAGAAAAGGAGAAGAACATTTTGCAAAATCATTAGTTGATTATGATCCATCTTCAAATAATGGTGGATGGCAATGGTGTGCATCAACTGGAACAGATAGTCAACCTTATTTTAGAATATTTTCACCAACATTGCAAATGAAAAAATTTGATAAAGATTGTGAATATATAAAAAAATGGATACCTGAATTAAAAAATATATCAAATAAAATAATTTTAAATTGGGAAACAAAACAATACACAAATATTAATTATCCAAAACCTATTATTGATACAAAAGAAACATCTAAATTATTTATAAAAACATTTAAAGATATTTAAAAAATGATTTTTTTATGTTAGATTATATATATTTTAAAATGGATAATGAAAATGAAAATGAAAATGAAAATGAAAATGAAAATGAAAATAAAGTTGTTAAAGATGTTTTGACTAAAAAAATAAATATCCCTAAACCTATTTTAAAATGGGTTGGTGGTAAAACTCAAATAATGGATAAACTTATTATGGATTTTCCAGTTAAAATGAATAATTATCGTGAAATATTTTTAGGAGGTGGTAGTGTTTTATTAACTTTATTATCTTATATTAAAAATGGTATTATAAAAATTGAAAATAATATATATGCATATGATTTAAATGAACCATTAATTTATCTTTATAAAAATATTCAAATGTATCATAATGAATTATATGATATCTTGCAAACTATTATTAAAGATTTTAATGAATGTGATGATGGTAAAATAAATAGAATACCATTAAATATAACAGAAGCAAAAATAGCAAAAGAAAATTATTATTATTGGATAAGAAGTGAATATAATAAATTAAGTGATAAAAAAAGTATATTATGTTCTGCAATGTTTATATTTTTAAATAAAACTTGTTTTAGAGGTGTATTTAGAGTTGGTCCAAATGGATTTAATGTTCCATTCGGACATTATAAAAATCCCGAAATTATAAATAAAGAACATTTAGAAGAAATACATCATTTAATTCAAAATGTAATATTTGAATGTTGCGATTTTAATATATCATTATCATTAACAGAACAAAATGATTTCATATATTTAGACCCACCATATGCACCTGAAACAGAAACTTCATTTGTAGGATATACCAAAAATGGATTTAAAATAGAAAATCATATAAATTTATTTAATTTAATACATAATTTAACAGAAACAAATAAAAAAATAATGTTAAGTAATTCAGATGTAAGATTAGTTAATGAAAACTTTACAAATCAAAAATATAATATATCATCAATTTTATGTAAAAGAGCAATTAATTCTAAAAATCCAGAATCAAAGACAAAAGAAGTTATTATAAAGAATTATTAATCCACAAATCAAATGTTTCAAAATAATTATCATCATCTCCAAATAAAACTTTAATATTATTTTCATTTAATATTGTATTCAATATTATATATTTTGGATTTTTTGAAATAAATTTAGTTTTTAGAAAATTACTTACACATAATCCATAAAATACCTCAAAATCTTCACCTAATACTAATTCATATTCTCGTTTTAGTGATGGTCCAGACCATAATTTAGTTTCAACTGAACCTTCAACATTTTGTTCTTTTTTTTTCTAATATATATATATTACTTTTTTACCTGAATTATATTCAATAATAAATGCTTCATCAGGGCATCTAAATAAATCAATATTATATTTATTTTTCATATATATTTTTAGTCCATGTTGTAATACAAATATAATTGTTTTATCTTCGTAAGTTTTTGATAAATAATCATATTGTTTTTTTGAGGTTTCTTTAAAATTATTAATAATATATCCATTTTTTATTAGTCTTTTTTGATTATTAGTCTTTTCTTCAAATTTTTTACCATAATAATTTGTTTTTGCACCACCAGCGCCAGTACCTTTATTAATAATTGTTGTTTTACTCATTATTTTAATCTAATAATTCTAAATGTTATATTCATTTTTTTAATATCTTTATAAAAAAATAATAATATATTTGTTATCATATTACAAAAACAAATGTTTAAAAATATATTATCCATTTTAGTTAATATCATTATTTATAAAAGTATTTAAGGGGATTTAAATCATATCTTTAAATACTTTTGCAATACTAGGAAGAGTAATATAAATACATTCATTTTTAATTGAAGATTTTTTACAATATTTTATATAAGATTTATATAAATTAAAAACTAATTCTTTAATATTAGCAAATGATTCCTCATATTTTAAATTATATTTTTCAATTATTTTTTCTAAGTCTTCAATTGATGTATCGGATTTAATATTTGCAATTAAATCATATGGTATATTTTCATATTTAATAAAATTACAATGAATAATATCTCTTAAATGATTATATTTTTCTGTTTCTATTATTGCCTTTTTTAATTGTTCTTTATTAACATATTCAATTTTATTATCTACATAAAGTTCCAATAACTTTATTTTTGATATTTTATGTAAGTTTTCACATAAAATACCTTTTCGTAAATAATGCATATTTATACTATCAATTAATTCTAATTTTGTTAATTTTTCTTTATTAACAGTAGTCATTATTCATTAATAATGAATTTTAAAAAATCATTTTTTATTATTATAAATTTAAAAAAAATGATTTTTTTATTTATTATATTAAAAACAAAAATGACAACTGAATTTCACAATGAAAAGTTCTTTGAAAATGATGATGGTATTTATTTTAAATCTAAGTATCCCTCACAATGGTATATTTCACCCTTTATTATTGATGATAAAGAATATAATTGTTGTGAAAAGTATATGATGGCTGAAAAAGCAAGATTTTTCGGTGATGTTAATTCTGAAAAACTTATTATGAATTCATATGATCCTAAAGAACATAAAAAAATTGGTAGAAATGTTAAAAATTTTGATGCTGATAAATGGAATGAAGTCGTAGATGATATCGTTTATAATGCAAATTATGCTAAATTTACTCAAAATCCTGAATTAAAACAAAAATTATTAAATAGTGGTGGTAAAATATATGTTGAATGTTCTCCATATGATTCAATTTGGGGTAATGGTATGAATATTTCTGATACTCTTAATACTTCTATTGAAAATTGGAGAGGAACTAATCGTCTTGGATTAGCTATTATGAAAGTTCGTAATACTTTAAGAACTAGTCAAAAATAATTGAAATTAAAAAATAATTATTTAGCTTCTTCTGATACAACTGAAGCAGCATCAGAAGCTTTTTGTTTTTTCCATTCTTCTGTTGCTTTTTTCATTCTTTCTTTTGGATTACATCCATCATTTTTAAGAAGTGCCATTTGATCTTTAATAAAAAGATTATAAAGTGATGGTGCTTTTTTAGGTTTATCTACACCATTTTTATCAGTATTTTTATTTGATTTATGTGCATCTTTTAGTAATTTAACTAATTCTGCAACTGAATATGAATTAGAAACATCGACAGATGATACAAATTTATCGATAATTTGTTTAGTTGTTGTCATTTTATTTATTTGTAATATATATCTAATGTTTATATCCATTTAAAAGTTGTTCCGAATAAAAATATATAATAATATTTTATTATTATTTTAATAATAAAAATGAATAATAATTATAAAGTTTATCAAGATTTTGAACCTGTTGTTTTAAATAAAAAAAAACAACAACAATCATTTGCATCTCAACAATCTAAATCAAATATTCATATTGATATTAAAAAAGATAATGATGAAATAACACCTATTATTTATTATCCACTTGAAAAAATAAATATTATTAAACAAGCAAGAGAAGCTGCTAATTTATCACAAAAAGAATTATCCAAAAAAATAAGTCCAGTTATTCAATCTGATTTTATTTCAAAAATTGAAGCTGGTAAATATCCATATGATAATAAAACTTATAATAAAATATTACAAGTTCTTAATATTAAAAGAAAATAATTTAAATCATATTATCTAATCTAGTTTTTATTGAATTTATTTCAGTTTTTAATTCTTTTATTGATTCTATTATCAATCCCGCCAAATTTCCATATGCTATATTATAATATCCATCATTATTTATTGAAACAGCCTCAGGCAATATCTCATTAACTTGCTGTGCTATTATTCCTGTTTGTCTTTTTGATGTTCCAGTACTTCCAATCAATTCATATGTTATTCCTTCTAATGTACATAATTTATTTAAGG